ACTTACGCATTACACGTTCTTTTGCTTTTTCTTTAATATCAGCGATGTATCCTTGTACTCGTGCCTGTTCGGTTTCGCTCAATTGTTGATATAGCTTTGTATTTTCAAATTGTTCTAATGCTTGCTCGTGTGCGTAGTTTTCAATGTCATCTTGCGTAGCTATCATGCGTGCCATTATATCCTTAATGTCAGATGGTACTTCACCGCCTAAACGTTGCACACTGCGATAAATACGAGTTAGCCATTTAGAAAATTGACGAAATACTCGTTGTAATCCTTTTGTTGGTGCTTCGCCACTTCGCAAGTAGCTTTCCCAACCTCGTGCGAATTTCTCGTGTGCTTTGGTATTATCTGCGTTTTCTCCATCAACCCAACCGCTCCACTCTTTGAGTGTGTTCCAATCATCGAGTAATTGTTTAGGTGCATTGTCCATAGATGCTAGTTTTTGAATGTCATCAAAGAATACATGCCCCATTTCGTGTAAGAATGTACTTCTATCTGCAGTTTTGAAAATGCTGATGATGCGTTCGCCATCTTTCATGATTTCGGTCATACCATTAATGGATTGATTGTACTTTTCAATGACTTTGATTGCCTTATCATCGAACACTACATAGCATCGTCCGTCCTGTTCTCCAACATAAGTGATACCTTTAATACCATACTTATTAAGATATTCTGATGCTTGTTTTGTGCCGCCTAGTGCTTTAGATAGGGTCATATAAAAATCTCTACCATTTATGCCACTATCATTTAATAGTGTAGAGAAATCTTCTTTATACTTACCCCAATAAATTTCCCTATACTTTTTACCAGCCATACCATTTTCTTTAAAAGCATTAAACCACATTGTATCTAGTTGATTTTTTACATCTTTTATACTATCAGGGTTTTCTTTTAGTGCCTTTAAATCAATGTTATATTTTTCAGCTAATCGATTTATGGTTCTCTGAGTAATGGTGTTAAGATCTCCCTCAATATATTTATCAAGGTATTTATCTTTAAGTAAATCATACTCATCATTTAGTTGGTTAAACTTACGGTTTAACTCATCGATTCCTTTTTTTGCATAATGGTTAAATAAAGGGCTATTTGTATATTCATTGATAAATACTTCTTTTTCTTGTTCTGGTAACGCATTAATTGCTGCTTTTAAATTTTGCTTTGTTTCTTTACTTAAAACATTTAATGACTGCTGTTCATCAATCATTGTTTTAGTATCTGGAACATCAACTTTAAATAATGTGCCTTTATCAACATCATGAATTAAAGATAATTCACGTCTATATAAATCAGATACTTTCTTATCTTTAGCAAAATACAAACCCCAACCATGTACTTGATTGCCCTCACCAGTACCGATAGCACCTAAATCAAATGTGTCAAAGTCATGTGGTGAACCATGCCATGCGGATTGATAATATTGATAATTTTGTTGTTTTCGGAGCTTGTCTAAATCTACTTCTGTTGATATACTATTAGTAGATATAAACCGATTAGTGATTGGTTGGGCGATTTGTTGCCTGTTGCTCGTCACTACTCGGTTTATTTTTTTTGTATTAACATATAATAAGTTGTTAACTATCTGTTTATTATACCAACTATCACTGCTTCTAGGTGTAACAGTTTTTACTTTTGTTAGATTTAGTCCAGTATTTGTTTTCGAAAAAGTCAATACAGCTTGTATACTTTCACCTTTAGTATTAGCACTACCATTATTAGTTGAATACAAATCAAGTACAACAACAACTTCGTTTTTATTTACCGATTTTTTTTTTGTATCGTAGTTATAAAAAATTGCAACAGGATTAGCTATTTTTTTGGGTAACTGTTTAACATCATCAATAGCTATTTCGTTTTTGTGCTTTCCAATTATTATTTTAGCGATAATACTTGGGTCAATGTATATGCTACCGCTTTGATAACCAAGCATAGTAAAGACTAATGGTGTATCCATTAAACGAACGGAATTGTTTAATGTTACTCCTGCTAACTGTTGATCAACAATCTGTTGCCACGATTTTATATCAGCCTCTAATTTTTGCTGCATTGTTACAGATTGTGTGTATCCATTTTGATTATCTAAAACCGCATTCATATTGATACGCACGCTATCACGGAAATAATCCATAGCAGTATAACCGCCTTTGCCCTTTTGTCGCATATATTGTGCCATTACATCAGCATGGTGTGCCATCAACAACGCATTAGCTTTTGCCGTTTCACGTTGTTTTCTGTCGGTACTTTCACCAATTGCTTTAACTACTTTGTTGTACACTTCATAGCCACTCTTGGATAATTGCATACGTAACGCTATATCGTTATCGGCTAATGTGAAAATCTTATCATGCAATCTCTCAAGGCTTTCAATTTGTTGTAGCGTATGTTCCATGTCAGCATGATGGATGTTGCTTTGGTTGAGTGCTTCCGCATTATCAGCGAATGCAGTTTGTGCTTTTGCTACGCTAGAATGGTACGCTGCACGTCTACGTTCTGCATTCGTGCGTGGTGCTTTACCGCTATTGTTAGACTTGTAATCAGTCAACCATTGTGGCTCTACACCAATTGCCGTAGCTTCTTTAATATCATTGTCCATGTTGTCAAAGTCGCTTGCGTAATTTTCACGATACTCTTGCACTAGGTTTTTGTACAAGTTATTGTATGCTTGTTTAACCTGAGTAGGGTTAGCGAATACTTGGTCTAGTACTTCACGATCAATGTCGCTTGCATCTTCAAACTCATCACGAATAATGCTTTCTTTAACTCGTTCAGCTTTCTTTTCTGTTGCATCAACTAGGTTATTATTAAAGGCTTCCACTTCCGCTTTTGCACGTTCAAGGGTTTTCATAGACATACCGCCACGAGTAAAGTATGTACTTTCCTCTAATGCTTTTACAGTTTCTTCCGTTAAGCCACCGCTTAATTGTGCATATTTCCCAATTGGTACAGGAATGTCTGCATTAGCTTCAATGCTCTTCGATACTTCCTCTTGCGTTACCAAACCACTATCAATCATATTCTTAATGGCTTGTTGCCCCTGCTCTGTTTCTGCCATTTCGTTGACATTTACATATGCAGTAGATACACCTACATTATCGCCCTGTGCTTGTACGATTTTTCCGTATAGTTCAGGGTTTTCTTTTGCCATTTTATTTGATGCTGCATCTTGTTTTAATGCTTGCATAATAGCAGTACCATTTCTATTTTGCTCGGCCATGATTGCGTGTTGTTGTTCTTCTGGTGTTAGCTTTTGAAATTCATGAAACGCTTTCATAGTGTGGATGCCACTAATACCGCCACCAATTGCACCCAAACCAATAACGGCTGGTAGTGCTTGTAGCATTGCACCGCCTGCACCTACTGCCATATCACCTATGGAATATACTCCCTCTGGGTCATTATCATTGCGGTATAGGTTATGTTGGAATTTCTCGTTAATGTCTTGCAATCCCTCTTCAACTAATTCAGAACCGCCAGCTTTAACATTAGCTTTCATCATTTGTGCAACTGTTGTACCAATACCACGGCTAAATGTTTGTGCTGCATCGCTTGTAGCATTTTGTATAGCTTTAGCCATGGTAGATTTAGGTGCAACAGATGATAAGGCTTTACCAAACACTTTAAATGATGCAAATTCTATACCTGCATCAACTGCAGCAAATGACATTGCATATTTTCTAGCTTCATCATCTGTATATACTCTATTACCTTGTGCATCTCGTTTATTGATGAGTTCAATGTATTTTGTGCCAAATGACATTTGGTACATCTGCTCACCCATACCGACTTGAACACCTGTGCTTAAACCAGTTAATGCACCCGGAATAGCACCCTCACCACCAGCCCATGCGGTAGCTACTGCACCTGTTGCAGCACCCAGTGCCATTCCCTCAGCCGCACGATTAGACCCCATAATAGCTTGCGCCGCCATCATATATCCTTGACTAGCAGTAGCGCCTACTACTTGTTGTAACACATCTGTTCCATCTGTTTGTCTGTATTGCTTTAAGTTCGATTGCAAGCGCTCCATCTCTTTTGTTAAATCTTCGATTTCAGATTTATCAGTAGTTTGAGATAGCTTCCAACCAACTTGCCCTAATTTAATCTGATCATTCATCGACCAAATACCTTGTTGCACCGCATCAAATACGCCGTGAGTATTATTAATGGATTCAAGATTGCGTAATGTAGTAATTGCTTCAGCAGAACTTTTATAATTTATAGTGTTAAGTTCTGGATACATATCACGAATCTCTTGAATCGTTTTGCCCCTATCCATTTGTGCAGCAGCCAATTCAGCACGTCTGATACCTTCTTGGCCACTTGCCATAATCAAATCAGGATTAATACCTAATTTCTCACCGCTATCAATGGCAGACTGGCTCCAATCTTCTTTGTTCCATAGATAAATTTGCTCTGCACGATGCATAGCCGGTTGTAATATCTCACTAGCCTTATTTACATAGTTTTCACTTTGCTCCGGCGTTACATCTGTTTGTGCTAATGCATTTAAACTATTAGTATCTATTGTAGCTTGTGATGGGTCCTTATGTAACCAATCATTAAATCCACTAGCGGCATTACCTATTGCCTTGCCATACGAATTATCGGTGGTTTCTTGTTGGACCGCACCTTCAAATGACGTATGTGCATTAGATTGAATGCCGAAAGTACCATTTGTCGCTTGTTCGGGTGTGATTTTATAGTTACCCATTATTGACCTAACCTTTCTGCCAATTCTTCCGGTGTAATTGTATGTGTATCTCCGCTACTATCTTTATAAACATAATAAGGTTGACCATCATCACCTGTAGTATTATATAACCCATACATACCGTTGGCAGCCAATTGAGCATTTGTATATGTAACAGCAGAACCTTTACCGCCGAAGAAATTTGCTATTTTGCCTGCGCCCCAGAACTCGCCTGTTTTGGTTGATGCAATTGCCTGTTGTGCCACTTCCTCTGCACCCCATTGTGCCAATTGTGCAGGTGACGGATCATATCCGTTCTTTTCTCTAAACTCTTGTACCTTTGGATATACTGCAGTAGACACGCCTTGCCATTCGACTCCATCAATTTTTCTGCCGGCAAGACTTTCTATACTACTTTTCATGCCTTTCATATTAGGAGAGTATTTGCCTGTACCATTAGCGTATTCATCAAATTCATTATTAATTTGTGATAATTGTTGAGGATTAAAATATACACCCATTTGACCGATAAAATCATTTAGATCATCCATGCTTTTGAATTGACCATTAGCAATGGCTGTCTTCACGCCTAGTACATTTACTTCTTTAGCCTGCAGGGCTTTCGCTGCCGCTTTATTAACTGCTATTTGCGCTTGATTCAATTGACCTTGCATAGCTCTTGCATATTCCGGATGAGTAGCAGCATAATCCTGTCTAATCTTTAGCGCTGTTACATCTGTCCCACCGTTTTTAGCATCGGCAGCAACCATTTGTTCTACCTCTGCTTTTTGGTTTTCTAGCGCCACAGCCCGACTATGTGCAATTTGTTGCAATTGCGTAGCAACATTACGCTGAATCATTTCTTTACGTTGTTGAGCTTCCACCGGAGTTTCTTCATGAGTACCAGATCCCAAGCGTCCTTTAACTGATTCCAAATATTCTCGAATGCTTGGTTCATCCCCATTACCTTGCTTTGCATCCCATGAGTAATGTTCCCCGCTGTCTCCTATTGCATCAGGCGCTCCATCTTTCCATCGTTGCCCATTAGCTTCACCTGCATACCATGCGACAATAGCACCGTCAACGCCAAACCGTTCGGCATACTGACCCATTTTAAACGCCGCTACTTTCTTTTGCGCTTCTGGGTCGGACATATCAGCACCCGGGATTCCTGCTTCTGTAGACCATGAATCCCAATTATCAGGCATAATTTGGAATAGACCATATGCCCCTGTCCGACTATTAACAGCATTCGCATTGCCACCACTTTCTTGCCCCATGATAGCCGCTTTCAAACTATCAACAGTAATATTGCCAGTACTACCAGCTACCTTGCCAAATCCACTTTCAAATAATTTATTGGTAACTTTATTTAAAAGGTCCGGATCATATGGGTCAAATTCGCCAATAACATCACGAATCGTTTTTTCATTGCCTGTCGCCAATACCATACTGGCTTTACGTACCTTTTGTCGATACCCCATGATTTCCTTTTCGTCAATCAATCCAGATCCGGCAGCGGCATTAATCATTTTATTTGCACCATCTAAATCATCATCAGAGAGGTTCTTTTCAATCATGGTTACTGCAGTATCTTGCTGTGCTTTTTTAACTTGAAGATTAATCGTATTATCATCATATCCAAGATTAGCAAGTTGAGCATGAACACTACCACTTATTTGTTGCATAGTTTGTCCAAATGAATCCGGATTACTATTTACAACGCCATTATTAGCGATATTTTGAATGTTCATATTTAACGCCTTCATGGCGCTATCTTCATATTGACCGCGAACATATCGATTAATTGTATTAATCGTATTTGTCCTGTCGTTATCAACCACTTTATTAAATGCATTAATCGAATCTGTCATTTTAAATCCGTATTTTCTCATGATTTCGTTTCGCTTGACAGATTCAATCTCGCTGTAATCAGTAGGAATATTTAACGCATTTTCTCCTTTACGGTTCATAAGACCATTATCAGGGTCATACATAGCCTGATTCATGGCTTCTGTATATTCATTAGCCGCATTTACTACATCTACCAATTCTTTTTGTTTTTGGATTTGTAGCATAGTCGAACCTAAATCACTAATCGCTTTGCCTAGATTTGACAATCCTTGTTGATTACCGCCATATGCCATTTCATTTCCTGCGGCTTGTGTGCCACCTTGAATTGTATTTAATTTTTGGGTTGGATCATAATTAACTAATTTCATATCCTACCTCATTTTGTAATCACGCTTAACAGTCACTACCGGCCCTTTATCTGTATACCCTACAGGGTCACCACCATATGTAGTCTTCATCTTACCACCTGCATATTGTTGTTTGAGACTATACATGGATGACGCAGCACCAAGAATACTACCTACCATTGCCAAATTGCCTTGACGTCGTACATTTTTAGCGGAAGCACGTGCGGCGCTTGCCTCATTCTGATAGTTCATACCATTCAAATATTCATTGTAAATAGCATTATTCTTGTTTTGTTCCCAGTTATATACATCTTTATTGTATTCATCATAACTAGATGCCATTAACTGTAATGGGGACCCTACCATTTGCAATCCGCTTGCACCAGCCTCGGCCGCATTCGTTCCAGCTACAAGACGCATACGATTATCCATCTTGTCCCGCTCTTGTAGTTGTTGCATGGCAATTTGCTCTTGCTTGCGGTCAGATATACGCTTATTAGCTTCTGCCGCTTGTGCCTGTGCGTTATACATAGCAGATTGTGCTTTAGCTTGTTGATTTTGAGCAACCAATCCCATGCCAGTACTGACTGCGGTTAAGATTGCCGCTGCGGGTAAGCACATATGAAGTCCTCCTTCTTGAGAGTAAATAATTCTAAATCACCAACCTTTACAGTTGGATGAATAACGGCCCCAATTGATTCGAGCCATCGTTTCGTCTTAATGTTAGTTGTATGGACATAATTAAATAGCCATTCACGAGTTTCTAACCATTCAGCGATAACTTGATTGCTTAACTTGATAAAACGCATCTGCCACCGCATATCGTTTTCTAATATCTTGTTACCAAGAAAGTAAATCCCATACATTCCATTAACCGGTTCTTTTGCAATCCCATATACACAAATAGCCACGTCGTCTTCTACAACGACATGGCTATCATAATCAGATTTACAAATTTCGGAACAGAAATCTTTAAAAGGATATAAACGATTCACCTCTTTGACTTCTATGGCATCTATTGCCCTTAGGTTAACTTCTAGGTCATGGATCAATTTATCTCTCCATGCAGGCTCAATTTCATCAATTTTAAAGTCCCGGAACATCTCTTAATCCTCCACCAATTTCAACGATACGAGTAATTGATAACAAATTAAACGGGAATGGATCGCTATGTTTTATACATATCGATGTATCGGTTGAATAATTTATTCCCATTTTAGGTAGGATTACAGGCTTATCACCTGTAAACAATTCATTTGGTGGTAATGTAATATCATCCATTTTGTCAAATGTACGGCCAACTTTACCGCCAAACGATTTATACATACGCAAGACAACTCTTGATACCGTGGCAACTCGACCTTGTAAAGTGCCGTCTTGCATTTGCATTTCTACTGATGGAACACGAATCTTCGAGGTAAATGGTAATCCGATTTTAATATTGCTACCACTGCCGTTTAATTGTAATAAGCCATCATCTGGTACAACCACATCTGGTTGTTGTTTACCATCGATTACAACTTGCACCTTTTGTCCGCTTAAATGAGGAACATTAATATTATCAATTTGATTATCCGATTTAAACTCAATATAACAATCAAGAAACACATTAAAATCGTCGGAATACAACGGCACCATACGCTCAATACACTGTACTTTTTGCCCATTTAATATTCGTTCAACAAGTGTATATAAGCTATCCTGTTCACCCTCAGACACGGATTCGCAATATAAATATTTACCATTGGTCACCCAATGCGACCACCCGTATACCTTTTGTTCGGGGATATATGTTAAGCAATTAATTTCACCATCATTTCTGATGTAATAAATAATGCTATCCGGGTCCTGTGCGTAAGCACTGGTAATAGTTAAATACCCTCTAACTCGAGTCTTAACAAATAACGTAAGGTCTTGCCCTGTATAGTTATCGCTTTCATAAGAATAACCCATATCACGAACAGTACCGCCACGTTCTTGAACGAATACACAGCGATTACCAATGAATTGAGGTTCACACGATAAGGCCCCTCGTTGGGTTTGTGTCTTTAGGTTACAGTTGGTAGGGGTAATCGTTTTATCACCGCTTACAATCCATTCATTACCGCTTGTAAGGATAATTAGATCGTTCGCAGGTACAAGATGACGGATTTCATACATCTTACGATTAATCACCGACAAGGTAATCGAGCTATCATCTGTGATAGTGCCTTCCACCTTTTCAACGCCAAAATTTGGATAGTCTCCAGTCCGGCTCATCCAAATATAGTTAGGGTTTTTATTTGTAGCGGCTACTACAAAACGATCTTGATAAAACGTACATAACTTAGGATATCCATTTCCCCTGCTCCAACTGCCTAATTTCCATTTGGAAGTAGCTTCATTTTCAACAACACCATTCAACACATTAACTTTAACGTGCTTGCTATCAATGAATTCTTTAATCTCAACTATGCCATAGTTAGTATATGGCATAAAAGATAAATCAATATTGATAGTTCCGCTTTTTAAATCGGTTTCAATCTTTAACATAGCACTAGGAACTATCTTCCCGGTGTCGGTTACATTGTAATCGTTTTGAGAGGTATACACGCGGTAATCTTTCCACGTTTTACCTTTATCATTACTAATCTTAATGTATGCGGTACCACTCCATGTACCATGTGTTGTAAATTTCCATGATACATCTTCATCAGTACTAAACTGCTTAGTTGTATAGTCAATATTGGTGTATTCCGTCGTGGTTACATCATGTCCATGGTCCCCGTCGCTATCCCATACAAATTCAGTCCGTTTGATTACCTTGCCAACTTCACTCGTTGTAACTGCTTTCATAAAATGCTCAATCTGCATTACAGAATTAACCATATCAGCAGTAAACATATCGTTCGTTGCAGTTAATGTATCCCCAGTGATTAGCACTGTTGAATCTACATCTGTATTAATTGTCTCGTATGGTTGTTCTGTCAGCTTATACGCTTCAAATCGCCAATCTGTATTGCTATGACGTGATAATGTTTGTATTGGGTATTTGCCACTGCAGATGAACATTACATCTCCGGACTGACTGCAGTTCAAATTATATAAAATTTCACTGTCAAAAGGCGTTTCAATTTCAATGCCTGTATAGATACCAAAATCCCATACACGAATATATTTGTCACCAAACTCAAGCATGAATGAATTATTAGTATTTGTAGTAAATTCAAATAATCGTGTAGGCTTATCGCTATATTTAACTTGTCCTACATATTGGCTGCCTTGACGCTTAGCAACTGCACCATACGGGCGAATAACCACATTCTCTGCTTCTAATAACGCACTTTTATATTGGTCAAGGTCGAATCTACTAGATACATCCGGTGATACCTCGCCAGTTGTAAATGCTAATTGTGAGATATAGATAGGATTACTCATTACCAATCCCTCGCTTTCACATAGCTAGATATATAAGGAACATCCTGCTTACGTTCTTTAGCATTCATTCCTTTAGCTTCTTGAACGGCAGCTTGATACAGCTTGTACGCTTGGTCAAACAATCCTCTATCACCAGTAAGTGGCATAGCTAATGCGCTAGCCAATTTACACTGCAGCATATACAAGGATATAGAATCCCAAACATCTAAATCTGTAACATCATATATATAATCAATGAATGCTAGTGGCACATCGCTCACTATGCATTTTTTGTTATTTCCAATATTAAATATGTTGTATTCCGGTTGCGATTCCGCATGGAAGCGATCGCCTTGTGGAATAACTCCTAATATCCGAATACATTGTTCAGGATACGCATATACATAATTCCACCCATTAATTTTATGAGCAGACAATACCAATCTTTCATTTTTGCGAGCAAAATTCCATTCGAACTGCCGTAATACCAACTGTCTAGTTGGGTCATATTGCATACGGCATTGACGGCCTTGCTCTGTTTCTTCTTCTAATGAATAAAGCAGTCCTGCATTAATTAATGCAAGTGCTTGATTGCAAATGTCAGTAGGTGTCATGGTTCCCCCTATATGGTAATAGAGGGATGCATAAGCACCCCTCATATTGTCACTTATTCTTCCGTAGCATCGGTTTTCTTTTTGCTTGTTTTCTTAGGCTTTTCATCGCCGGTGTTTTCATCTGGTGGATTTTCATTGCCGGTATTATCACCTTCAGTGTTTTCATCTAGTGAGGTTTTGTCACCCAGCTTTGTTTCAGTACCCGGTTCTTTGTCTTTAGACTTAGATTTTGGGTTAAAGATTTTTGCTACTTCATCTTCATTACCAGAGAAAAGCTGTTTAAAATAATCAGGCTCAAACTCTTTAATTTCTTCTTCAGAGAAATCAATACTTTCACCTGCCTGAATTAATCCACGGTTGCCGTGGTACATAGTTTCTTTAGCCGTAAAATTCATAGTTGCACCTTCTTATTTCAAATTAATACCATCTGTTAAGAACGATGTAATAGTAGCAGCAGTCATATTGTTAGCACTAATGCGAATAAACTTCTTCGCACCTGCAGGAAGTCGACCTTTATATTCTGTACCAGCTTTGGAGTTCTGTGGCAATGTAATAGCTGTTAACAATGCGGCATCGGCCATATTTTCTTTATCAGATGTGTACACATTAAATAAAGGTGTACCTGTAACATCTTTATCTAAACGAATATATAACCATAAGGCAACGGCAGCATCGCCACCGTTACCATTCATCACCACGTCAGAATTAGTGTTTGCAGTGATTTCTTTTTTCCAGAAAAATGTATTTTGTTCATCAATAATCATTGAATTATGTTCCTTTCTTTACGCAATAACACGAGATTCAGTGCTTAACAATGCATCAATTTTACGAACTGGTACACCGTTTGCACGAGTAACAAGTTTACCCATTTCCATATCTTCAGTGATAGTGGAGCCATGTTTTGTGTTCTTTTGTAAACGTAAGAATGTACGTAATGTACGGTTCATGTACCATACTGGACGAACACCACCAAGGTTAGGGATGCGTTCTTCCGCTTCAATCATTAAGTTGATAAGATCTGCGCCGGCTTTAGCGTCATTTGTCAATTTTGTAACATCGATATTGGCAATACGAACAACATTTCTCCAGTCACGTACAGTCAAACCAACATCATGCTTAAAGTGAGTACGATACGCTTCGAACATGGAGCCATCGTCTTTAGTAACAGTAACAACGCCTTTATCTTTTTGATGTAAACCGGCTTGAGAACCTTCAGGATAAATACCATGTACAGATAAAGGACCCCAGCCAACAAGCCAAATAGATGCTAAGTTACCCGTGCCGCCTGCATCAAGAATGTTTTCTGCACTTGCTGCTTTCTTAATGTCAAGCGTGTTAAATCTAGGAGCCAAGCCAATGAATTTCTCTGGAGTATTTTCATCACCATAGAAAATCGTACGGCATAATTCTTGCCCCATAGATTCAACGAATGCTTTATCTTCTGTTGCACGGAAGGATGCTTTATCTTTGGATTTGTCAACAAGCGCTTTATCAGTTTGAGAGTAAGCTTCGAGCATACCGCAAGTATCAGTGATTTGACGTGTGGAGGATTTAGACGCTTGAACACCGCCATATAATTTACGCCATGTAACATCTGGCAAACCAGTACGTACAGTTGTTACAAAGCTAGACCCTTGGTTACATTCAACCATCGTCATATCTTGAATGATTTCTGTTGATTGGTCTAATTGCTCGATGATTTGAGCAACATTACCATTTGGATCCATTCGTTTTTGTAAATCTAAAAGTGTTAAATTTTGAGTTCCAATTGTAGCCATTAATTATTTACCTCGTTTCTTAATACATAGATGGATACATTTTTCGTTTTGCTGTTTCTTCATCAGAATTTTGACCGGCTCCGACTTGTCTTGTGCCTTTGCCCGGGTCTTCTTGAACCATTTCACCAACGGCAGCAAACACCTTAATCATGTTGATATTGTTGTCGATATGACTATCAACAAGCAATTGACGCAATTCAGGTACCGCTTTAGTTAGTGCTTCAATCCCTTTACCTGCGAGGGCTACAGTTTCATCGAATTTGCCGCCTAATTCCTTCTTGGCGTGTTCGTAATCCGCTTGTTGCTTTTCAACAATTGCTTGTTCTTGCTGCTCTTGATAAGCAGTCAAGATGTTCTGTGCGTACTGACTGCCAAATTTGGCTAGTTCAACAGCCTGTTCCTGTGTTGCGCCGACTTGATTTAGTAACTTACTAAAATCAGCAGATACAGTTTCATCAAGTTCAGTATCTTCAGGAAATACATCCTTGAAGTCATAGACCGTTGGTTCAGTAGGTGGTGTATTATCACCACCTAGTACAGATGGATTACTACCTTCACCATTTTGGTTAGCAGGTGGCTCAGCAAGTGGCGTAGGATTGTTTAGGTCCGGATTCGCGCCCGGTTCATTGCCAGTCATGTTATTGTTAGCTCCTAAATTGTTATCAGCCATTTTGTTTCTCCTTATCGACTAAACTATTAAAATATTCTTGTTGCCCGATATATTCGAGCTGCGCTTGATGGTACCGCTTAACTCCATCGACGCCTAATTTGTTTAGGTCACCATGAAATAACAGCCCTACCTTGCGCTTTCCTTCGTTGAAATATGTTTCACTGTTTCCAGTGAACGACTGCTTTAATATGCCCGAACGATCCATGAGCCTACAAAAAAACCACCTACCTAGCTCTGTGCTAAGTACGTGGTTAAGCGCTTGCATATCTCGTTCTTGCATATGATCTTTAATTGTTTTCATCTAGCTAAACACCGTCCATTCCTAGCCACTGCTGTAATGCAGGATTACCATCATTGGCGGCGTCTGTTGCTTGTTTTGCTGCTTGCGCCATTCCCGGAGCAAGTTGAGCCGCTTGCATTAACTGCATTTGCTGCTCCTTTTCAGCCTGTGCCTGTGCTTGTTGTGCTAAGATTTCTTGATATTCATCATCAGAACGAATAATCTTAGCCGGTACACCAAGATTTACACCGTATGTATTGGCCGCTTCCTCAAAATTGAACTTGTTGACGATGTTAGGATTAGCCTGCGCCAAAGACATGATGAACGCAAAATACTGTTCAATATTAACTAATGAACTCATCTTTTGCGCTTGGGCCAATGGCGAGATATATTCAATCTTCACCTCTTGACCATTTAATTGGTCTAAGAGTTCCTCATCCTCAACAGGTGGAAACACACCAGCACGATCTAATACCGCATACACACGTTCAATAATTGGATTCAAGAACTCAGATAGTAGCCGTTCAACCACAGGACCTAATTGTTGTAACTTCTCTTGAGTTCGTTCCATAACCTCACGAGCCGTCATCTGGCCCTTGTCGATTTGGTCTAGCATCAAGAATAAATCCGCACTATAGGCTCTTTTGATTGAATCTTCTGTAACTGCTATCTTGTTTTGAATATCTTGAAGATTGGACTGAACTGCAAACATCGGTTCAACTTTATGTTGTCCTTCAATCTCCGTAATGCCACCCGGATACAAGTTAACCGTACTGATAACATCAGATGGTGCTTGCATAGGAGGCTTAACGCCTAACTCAACGGCTGTTAGATAGTCAAATTCTAACTTCTGCAACATTTGTGAATCTGGTTGTGCGAACCATGCGGCACCTTTACCGTAACCATTCAAATCCATTGACGTATGTCGAGCGATTGGAATTGGCCATTCTTCAAAACCGCCATGATACAAGACCTCATCACTGTTGCTACCTTCGACCCAGTAGATGGACGAATACGGCATATTGCGACGTCCTAACTTATCCTTACGGTCTTTGTTAGGCTCAACTAACCAATTAACAGTAAATAACTGTTGCAAGCTATTTCCGTTATCGTAAATATTCTTGATATTATCTGGGCAGTTATCATACCCAAACTGTTCGACAATCTGATCAACTGTCATTTTGTATTTACGGCCAAATACATTTACGGTTTCTTTGCTATTTGTACTGATAGCATAGGTGCCTATTGGATATGATGTGAAGCGAACACCGGATTCACTATCAGCGAATATCCCCATAGGAGCTTGCCCCATGGTTAATTCCATGTATACTTGGTGAACTACGCTGTAGAAATTGGATTTAGCAAGAACCGCATACAAGATTTCTTCACGTTCATCCAATAGTTCAGCAACTTGGCTATTAGCTGCTACATCGATGTTCTCCATGGTTAGCTTAAACCATTTACGGCTCGGAGGCGTTAAGCCGCTCATGACTCCACTGGCGAATATCTGACAAGATTCCCAAGCTACAGGATTTAGGATTTTACCATTATAAGGTTCCGACTGGTCCTCTTCACCATCAAATTGACCAATAAACGGCAACTGATAGTCACGCAACTGTTTCCACTTATTAATGTATCGTTGCTGTGCGTTAAATAGTTGCGAGAATTTCTTTCGTAACTTCGTATAATCACGTCTAACAGGCTTAACACCTTCCGTAGGTTGTCTAGCCAGTAATGATTCCATTTCCGCCATGCTATCCCCCTAAAATTGATTTCTGACCGCTCGCAGTCGGACCTAAGATAGTAGATTCAAAGCCACGTTTGAATTTGCGTTTAGTTTCTGCCATTTCCTCACCAGTCTGATTGCTCATATTCGATTGGACAGTCGGAGCCGGAGCAGGTGGTATATAGTTAGCAGATGCATTCTTCATACACATCTTTATCCCTCACTTTCTACAATTAAAAAGGATTGTAACTCGTATTAGCTACAATCCTATTGCCTGTTTCGCTTTTTTTAACGACCCGCGCAGCAAAGGTCAAGGCGAGAGCGTCCCCTTTGTTTGGAGATGGTAGCCCTCTGTCCTTCATATCTTTTTTACTTTCAAGCTGAATATGACCATTCTTATCAATGATCGCTTCCGGCCCTACAATGTCATCATAGAGTGCTTGGTCATTTGGTGGAATAGAACCGCCCTCACGAAGCCATTCTTTCATCTGGCCCCACATGTAAGCCCTCATATTGAGGTATACAGGGTCATTACTCTTACCGCCAAACTCAATCAATCGCCATTTACGCCCTAATTGCTTACCGATAGAATATATCCCTGTACCATATCCCATATCAATGAATACGGCATCAGCTTTGTATTCGTCCTCGAATTGAGCAATCAGTTGAGCCATGCGCCAGTCATCGTCATTCTTAGGAATAGATGCGAGTGGCTTCATATAGTAGCCTTGCCGCATTACTATTTCTAATGAATCGGAACCAGTCCACGCAGGATCCACACCAATGATTACAGGTAGATGTTCAAATTGTCCTAGCTTATAGACTTGCTTTTGTGCCTTGTCAGCAATTTCCGTAGAGATAAACTGTAAATCTGATGCGGAAGGGAACACACCACGCACACGTACTTTGAAGAAGTCGGAATCCTCACCATAAGCCTCTAACCATTCTTCAATCTTAGCTTTGTTAGATATCTTAACGGTTCTACTATCAATCTGATATGTATTCCAGAATTTTCTGTACTTTCTAAAACATTCACGGAACCGTCCGCTATTACGAGTAGGATTACCAAATGCACACCAAATGATTTCAGTGTTAGCATCTGTAAGAGCCCCTTCAGTTACTTCCCAAATGCCATCATCAATAGCAGAAGCTTCATCAAATAGAACCAATATCCGATTACCTTGGTTATGTAGACCAGCAAATGATTCAGGGGAATTCTTACTCCAAGGAATGGCATCGATACGCCATGTCTTTTCGTAGTCTTTATCGCTACTGAATATAGCTGTGGCTGTGTAGGTAAATAAATCTTTAGCAATGAACATATTGTGCCATTTGCTAAGTTCTGGCCATGTTTTTGTTCTGAGCTGACCTTCCGTATTAGCAGTAACTACACCACGAGTATTCTCATGAGTAGATATAGCAAAATGAATAAGCCATGATATCAGTGCAGATTTACCGATACCATGGCCAGATGCTACCGCCTCTTGAATAGCGGTTTGTAATGACTTACCTTTCTTTAATTGTTCGCCGATGTCTTTTAAGATTTGTATTTGCCATTCATCGGGCCCTTCCATATTCTCTAATGGCGTTCCCGGTTCTCCCCAAGGGTAGGCAAAGTATACAAATGCTAACGGATCATGTGTAAGAGCGCCTAATGCCTCAATTAACTCATCATGTTTTTCCATTAGCTCTCTCCCGTGCAGCTTTCAATTTATCCATAGCAGATACCGTAAGCTCACCTTTGACATCGATATTTTTAGTATCTCTCCATTTCTCAGGATTGCGGTTTTTCAACCAGAATATTTGAGCTGTAACATCTGGGGGTTGTTGTTTCTTTACAACTTTAACAAGCTTTCCATTCTCGTATGTTTTTTCCTCATATTCGTAACCGATAGCACGTTTATGCAAAGCATTTTCGACTTCAAGGTCAATGACTTCCTTACCTCTTTTAAGGGACTGTAAAAAAGGTAAATAATCCTTTTTCCAGTTATACAAGGTTTTAACCGAAATACCTATATTTTTTGCTATCTGCTCATCAGTAAGGCCATCACGAGCCCAACCTTCTGCACGCAATAAATTATCTGGGTCAGTTAGCCAGTTCTTTTTATTTACTCGCAATGGATCATCACCTCACTTTAATGTATTACCACCCTTGCGAATCATCTTCCCATTTTTTCTTACACATAATCCACATGAATTCTTACTAGCACTTGAATGCGTAATATAGGATTGACATAAGCCATCATAGAATATTTCATTGGCCGTGCATATTCCATTTTTATTATTCAAGCATTTGTGCTTGATACAGTGTATTTGTGTCATAATTTTCTGTAACAAAAAAGGCACATCAATTAAGATGCGCCTTTTTGTGTTTGGTACTCTAAATACTTAGGAGATGAACTCATGTTCTTCCACATACAATATATCATAGATATGGAGGGCTTAAAAGGTCGGAATTAGCCGATTTAAGCCGATTTTAGGCGGAGTTTATAACCTAATTCAATAAGAGCCAAATTCTTATATTCTTTTCCTTGTGATTCACCATAACCAACAAATGAATATGCCCCCTTAGCAGACATACCATTAATATATTGTTGCATAAGGATAATAGATCCAACTGTATTGGTTAGTGAATCAATCATATGACAAGCATCATCACGTTTGGTAAGTAGTTCATGTATTTGACGTTTGTACCTCATTTCCATATCAAGTAACCGGTTAATATCATCTTCAATTCCTGATGGTTCACCGCCATCTATTCGTTCTTTGCCATAGTTTACTGCACGTAATGATGTAATATCACTTTTAATGCGTTGGATATTACGCTTTAACGATTTAATCCTCAATGCTGCCTTACTCGCCTCGTGTAGATACTCATATGCCAGTTCACGATATTCTTTTTTGCTAAGTTCTACCATAGGACCACCACACAGACAATATTTAAAACAAACAAGATACTACATATTACCATATCCCGTATTTGTGATCTAATAATTTTCTGCAATTGCATTCTATATGCATCAGAAACCATAAAATGTTTTAATGCAGCAGCTTCACGATAAGAGTAATAGGACATTTTAAAAATAACCACAAGGTAAATCGCCAATAGAATGTTAATAATAACCATTTCATTCATCGGCATCACCTGCTAGTCTTACATGTTCAGGTGTGGTTTTATAAACTCCAGTAGTTGTTTGTGTCCAACTTGTACGACCACCACTGTAATAATATATGAAGCCATTTTCAAACTTAGAAAAGTGCATATTTACAACATCACCATAGGATGTAGTAACGATTATAGGTGTATCAACCGCCACTTTCGACCAATCAACAATACCTAAATATTCGCCAATATCAATTAGTTGGTCTTTCTCTTTAAAGCAGGTACATTTGACTTGTACACGTGGCGAAAACGGACATAGACAATCTCTTTTATTGCCAAAGAAAAATAGTGTATCATCTTCAATTTCTGCTTTTCTAAAGCCTAGATCATACATGCGTTTAAATAGTTCATCTGTAAATTCTTTATCGTTCATAGTTGTACCTCTTCATATGTCATTTCAAATATATCAGGCTTACACGGATAAATTTCACCTTTAACACCTTTGATAATGTAATCGCTAGGTGATACTCTATGATCCCCCTCTAATGTTTTAATGAGAAGTTTATCGTCAATAAAACATATAAAGTCTTTTCCACAAAATTTTACGCACTCCTCACAACTTTCCTTCGTATATTGTATTGCTTCAATCACAACTGGTTTCTTTTTATACCACTTAATCATACTGTATCCATTCTCCTTTATCTTCATTCCATTTGTACCATTTTATATTTCTAAACTCTAACACGCTTGTTTGATGCACCTCACCGATACAAAATTCATTATCGCCACTTTCACAAGCCAGTTGCTTTAGAAATTCAAACGCACTTTCCCACGTATCATGCGGTGCTATGTAATAATCAGAATGTTCTGTATATCCGCTATATCCAATCATTCAGCCACACCATTATAGAGTTTATCTAGTTCATGTCTGTATTGTGATATAACTCTATTCTTTATTCTTAATACAAATTCTTCTAATGTAATTTTTAAATATTCTAATTCACACATCGATAATTCTATACATATTTTTATGTCTGATTTCTTGTACACAACAATAAACCTATTCATATTCAACGATACTTCAGGTTCAAATAAGTAATCCTCATAAGCAAATGTTAAGGCTCGTTGCAAAATATAAACCGTATCGTATGCCCCTACTCTTTTTATATCGTGATAAATTCTCATATTCACCTCTTATAGTTAATCATGCAAATCTCCCATTCTTCGCTATTTCATAATCGCTTTTTAATTTAGGGGTATCATCATCTAAACCATGTATATTTTCAATTTCCGCTCTAATTTCAAGTATGTTTAAATACTCTCCCATAGTAGCCTTTTGCCTACGCAACAAATCTATAGGACACGTTGGTTTAAAATCTAAAGTTCCAGCATCATATTTAACAATCATTTTGTGTAGTTTGTTATAGCGCTCTTTTAATCCCTTATACTCTCCTCTAAATCTAGCTTGCCATTCAGGTTCACTAATACTTAATTCATTTTTATTTTCTTCGTTCATTTTACTCACCTCTTATGAGTTATAGTCTTATCTTTTCGCTTTCACGTATAATACTATTTTTTTTTTTGCCTTTCTTTTATGTCACATATTGCTTTTTCATATAAACGGCCAATTTCTTTTGTTACATCGCTAACAAATCTAGCCAATGACATTGAATCAGATAATCCACGTTCAACAGTCAAACATACTGGTTCCTGATATTCAATGATTGCCACTTTTGTTTTATAGGCAAATTTTATATTACCTTTATGGATACAAATTTCAGGAATGACATCTTCACTGCCTAAAGGCATTTTAAATAATTTTGCGATTGCTTCACGTCGTTTTTCTTCAAAATCCTTTGCAATTATTTTTTTAACAACAGTTTCAAACACTTTATCTTTCATTTTTTGTTACCGCTAAAATAAGCTTTTTTTAATTCGCTTTCATCTTTAATGCACACATTTTTAGTTTTGCAATACACATCAACATATGTTTCATTACGATCACCATTATGTGTAACTTCGATAAATTCTTCGATAGTCCGTCCACTAACAATGGCTTTCCAATTTTGTAAGGTTTTACAAAACCAAACAATGAACATATCTTCTGGTGCAACAGTTTGATATCCTAAATTTTCAATCAACACTTTACAAGCTGCTTCAATTGCTTTTGTTTGTAATTCGTACATGTTTTTAGTCTCCTTTATCAAATCCGATTTAATGCTTTCCACTCACTCAATGTAAAAGTGGAAATACTATGTTTCTTAGCGAACTTAAATTCACCTTTACAGCCCCTGCTTGTTTCCCAATCAGGGCATAATACTAATACGTCACAATGTCCAAGCAAGCTTAAACAGATATCTAATCCCCTTTGGTAATCGTCACCAGTCAAATATACATAACCGAAGTTATGAATAGGAGAAATGTAGTCATGACTGGCATCATTTAAAACCAAATCTCCCATGATCACATCAATCTTTTTACGATTGCTTTCCTTGCCACCATAAGGATGAGCAACATATACTAATTTTTTCTTCATAGCATCAACCTTTCAACGTTTCAATATGTACCCAAATCCCTGTTACTGGATTCCAATACTTTTCTGTAATCTCACTACAGACTTGAGCATCATCATTCCAGTAATTCAACTTAGTCATACAGTCCTTAAATAATTTAATGAGATTATCTGTATCTGGCCGAGTAGTTTTCCAATGTGGTGCTTGGCAATTCGCTTTACCAAAACACCATTTGGTAACCAATCGAATAGGACCCTCTAATGGTTTACTAGGAACATGATCAGCTAAACCATCTAAGAATATTTGCTTGGCTTGTTTCAACTTATCCGATTCATAAAAGATAGGCTTACCATGTTGTGTATTCACCTGCTTAGTTTGATGTGTAACAGTAGGAACCTTTTTGAGAGGAATGAAAAATTCAATAATCAATAACCAATCCCCCCCTTTATTGAGAATTAATTGATAATAACCAATACAATTTTTAAAGCCCTTTTGTAATGTAGGGTTCAACCTAAGGGGAAGAGGTAAGAAAAGGATGATTTTAGAAATCCTTTTCCTTACCCCCTTAGCTTGAATCCACCTTACATTGGGACACAAACAATAACAACATACCTATATATATATATAAGGTGTGTTGTTACTATTGTTAACCTATTATTAATATACATATGTTAACAATCTTCAACCTTAAACAACTCACCTTTATCGACATTAAAAATTGGGGTTTCCCTTAAATATCGACGAACGGTCATTTCGCTAACTTCCATAATTTCAGCTACCCGTTTAATATCTGCCTTGCCATTAAATCCATTTTCAGCAGCGGCAATATTAAAGGCATCTACCAATTGCTCTTTTTTCTTTTCCTTAACAGCCTGCTTGCGTTTATTCATCTTGTCTAACCCCTTAGACTGCGGGCTATCAAATTGAGCCATTGCAAGGAACCCATTTGTATCCACCTTGTGAATGGGGTATTCAAACCATAAATCCACCGGTTTAAACTTCGGATATTCTCGGAGTGTTCCTTCCATTCGCCATGCAGTACATTGGCTAGTATCAATAGGAGCATCTTGGAGTTTATCCTCGTTCATGTTCTCGAGTTCAAGTTCTAAGAGGTCTAACAATGCATCTGGATCACGAGCGAATACACCGGAACCAGATGCACGGTCCATAGACCGCTTACCAGTTTGGCTGCCTTTGGAATGGTGATGACAATAAATGACTGCGCATTTAAGTTCAGTACAAACCTTGTCAAACTGATTGCAGAAATTTGCCATTTGATCAGCACTGTTTTCGTCACCAGTTATGACCTTATAGATAGGATCAATAATGATAGCCTTGTAGTTACGCTTTTGGGCCCTACGAATTAACTTAGGAGCCAACTGGTCCATTGGTAATGACTTACCACGTAAATTCCATATGGATATATTCCCAATGTTGGTTGGTTGCTGTTCAAGGGCCTCATATACATCTTTAAAACGGTGCAAGCATGATGCTCTATCAAGTTCCAAATTGACGTATAGAACTTTGCCTTGCGTGCAGTCAAATCCAAACCACGGTCTACCTTCAGCAATGGAAATGCACAATTGAATTAACGCAAATGATTTACCCGCTTTAGATGGTCCAGCAATGAGCATTTTATGACCTTCACGAAGAATCCCTTCAATTAATGGTGGAGCTAAGTCAGGCATGTTATCCCATAAATCATTCAAATCTTCCGGTTCCGGCAAATCATCATTAACCGATGCGATCCATTCTTCCCATTCCTTATAGTTTTCTTTCCCAATATTGGTTGCCATAAGGAATTGGGGTTTACCGTCACGCATAACGCCCGGCATTCGAGATAATCGGCTAGGGTTACGATTCTTTTTATCTGGTTTAAAACCATTCTTTTGAGCAATGGAATATATAAAGTCAACACGCTTTCTGTATTCCTCGTAGGAGTAAGCATCAACTTTAACGATAGCATGAATTGATTTACCACCACTAAATACCATGGCTGCAATTGGTAATTCTAATTGTTCAAGAATGGCTTTTTGTTTTCCGAGTGACATATTGTCAGATTCTAAGAGCATATACCGAAATGCGGTTACGTTATCATTCTTAACACCTTTACCATCAATTGGATTAAACCGAATCCATGCGCCCATTTCTTTGTTAAAGGTGCCAAACACATTTTCTAATTGCGTTGTGCCATTAATACCATCTATGATTTGTTGTACCGTACGCTTATAATTTCCCATCGTAGGGGACTGTTTCCCGTCTGGTAAGGAGAATGTATTAACTACATATCCAACATACTCCTCGGGCTCAAATAAGGTAGTCAGATATGTAACAATATCTTGTTTACGTTGCTCTAAAGGATACGATTTAGGAATATGAACATCAGATTCTTCAATCCAGTTCTTGTCAACAACTTGGTATTGTTCTGGAGTTGTGGCCAATACCATGGAGTCAAAACTTAATGCCTCATTATTTTCAAGCTTATGTTTTGATGTCCATCCGTTTTCTTTTGCCATTTGAGTGATTGTGGCCCCTGTAACAAGTTTTCCTGTATACCGTCCAAATGATTCCCATTTAGCAGCACATTCACCTTCATGGAATCGTTCTCCATCATCTGCAGACCATTCTTCCCATATAAACATAGGATAGCCCTCTTGATGGAGAGCAAGTCCTACGTTTAACCATTCCTCATAGGAGCATTGGGCAGGGTCTATATATTCGAGTAATTCTCGTAAATCAATTTTGCTTTCCATGTTTACTCCTTACCATTGGGGAACGAATTCATCTACAGGTGGCTTGTATTTATCAGGCACTACACCTTTAGGAATGCGCCAACCACTAGCACTAATACGACTAATCATCTTAGATGCTTGGTTATTGCTCCATGTTCCTACATTTTTAAATCCTTTGTTTTCAAGGAATCTAATTTGTTTAGGGGTAGACAAGCCTTCTTCACGACGTTTTTGTAATCTATCAATGAGCATAGATGCTTTGCCAGCATCTTCAATGTTGTCACCATTAATCCCAAATTGCTCAAGCGTTTTCTTTTGACTATCCGTAATCGCACTCATTTGCCAACCAAAGGCTGGAACATAATGGGTAAGGTCTTCAGCTTGGATAGAAAACTCGAATTGCAACGGATCAACAAGTTGTGCTTTTTTCTTACGCATAGCAGCAAGTTCTTTTGCGAGTGCTTCTTCACGTTGAGCTAATACATCAGATTCTGCATCCCTTTCGCATTCTTCAAGGTCCATTCCTTTTTCTTCAAGAATTTCCGTCATGCGTTTGGCCACATCATCTGACTTAGCGATTAAATGAGCAGGTCTACATAATTCGTGACGTTCTACGTGCCATAGAAAATCTAAAATTAATAGATGATCTTTACCCGGTGAAAGACGTGTGCCACGGCCTATCATTTGACAATACAAAGCACGAGAACGAGTAGGGCGTAATACAATAACACAATCAACGCTTGGACAGTCCCATCCTTCCGTGAGCAACATTGAATTACAAAGTACATTATATTTACCTTCAGCAAATGCTTGTGTAATTTCTGTACGGTCTTGGCTTTTGCCATTTACTTCTGCTGCTTTAAATCCTCGCTCATTAAGAATTTCACAGAATCGTTGACTGGTAGCAATTAATGGTAAGAATACGACGATTTTTCTATCTTTGTATTCCATTAATTTATTGGCTATTTCCTCTAAATAAGGCTCTAATACCCTACCAATATCACCTACGGAAAAATCACCAGTTGAAATCTTAACCGATGAGATATCTAATGTAAGCGGCAATGTTTGCACCTTAATCTTAGACAAAAACCCCTCTTGAATAGCTTTAGGTAGTGTATATTCAAATGCTAAGCTTTCAAATACACGTCCTAAATTTTTCATATCTGAGCGATCTGGTGTAGCCGTTACACCTAAGACTTTTGCTTGGTCAAAGTAATTTAATATAGCTTGATAACTACTAGATACAGCATGATGTGCTTCGTCAATGATAATGACATCGAAGTACGTTTTACTGAACATTGACAATCGTTTGTCTTTGCATAATGTTTGAACGGAACCTACTATGATACGGTCCCACTGTCCAATGCATGTGTGTTCAGCTTTTTCCATTGCCGTTGTAAGTCCTGACGCACTCATAATTTTGTCAGAGGCTTGTTGTAATAGTTCTTCACGATGCGCAAGGATAAGAACACGCTTACCCCTGCGAACCGCTTCCTCAGCAACTTTGGCAAAACAGATTGTCTTACCTGTGCCAGTCGGAAGAACCAACAATGTTTTATTAACCGTTTTCCATTCATGCCATATCGAGTCTACAGCTTGTTGTTGATACGGTCTAAGTTCCATTAGAATGCACCGTATCCATTGGTTTGAGCATTAGGACTTGCAAAGCATTTTTTAATTTCGTTACGAACGCCATTATTACCATCATTTTTCACATAGCCTTGTTGTGACAATTCACACATGGCAGATTTGCCAAGTAATTGTTCAGGGTCAGGATTGTAGTTTTCACCTTTTTTAGCAAGACCTACGGCCATAAATAATTCTGTGACCTTCCAAATGGTTGACTTTGTATAAAATAAGTTGTGAATCAATTTTGTTTTGCCTTGATCCCCACCATCAACTTCTAGTGTGATTTGAGCTTGTGGACAAGATGGCAGCTTGCTACCTTCTTTTGGTTCATAGAATTTCTTTTCTACATTAGTAATAACAAATGGATAAGAACCAGCTTCAAGTAACGTATATTCACGTTCTTCCGCCAAAATGGGTTGGTCGAATGAATATACTTCTTCTGCTTTACCGAATGTTTCAAAATTGCTTTGTGCTGTCATAATAATTAATTTCCTTTCTTAATTGCTTCAACAATATTTGGCCAGAATGGGATAATCCATCCATTAACGAATTCTGGATCATAATTTTCAAATGGTGTACCAGCTGGATACTTACCACGAGCGATAACTACTGATTGAACTTGTTCTAATGTGATACCATCTTTAACCATTAAGTCTTTTAATGGTTTAGGAATAGCCGTTTCAACTAATGGTGTTTCGTTTTTGTTGGTGTCGACATTTTCCTGAGGTGGTGTTATTACAGGTTGTGTTGTAGTAACTTCCCCAACTTGTTCCTTGATAGCGTTCATTACTTCTGGAGCATATTCATTATTAGCGGCTTGCGCTAATTCTTGTGCTGCAGCAGTTGGTAGAATATCATCAGGAATAACATGAGCGATTTGACTGTATTCAAATGGCATCATATCTGGTAACCCATGACGATTTTTAGCATCCCACGCAGGATTGTGAGTAGCATACATCAACCGCTTACCATTGGTTGCTTTCTTTTTGTTTGTCTGAGTCGTAATGATTTCATTTTTATAATTGGCAAAGAGTACCATGTCCGCCCATTCTTTAATAAGTGGAGAGGTTTGACTTCCTGGCTTTTTACCAAGCTTTAATTCAAAGCGATCATATGCGCCTAATTCATCTGGTTGTTCAAATTTACGAATTTGAGCATGAGCAGTAAGAACTACGTTCATACCTGCGTTAATAACTTCATCAAGTAGATTTAGGAAACGTCCCATTTCTTCACGGACAAACACATAACCGTTACCATAACCAAAGTCTTCAATGCCAGATTTATTATGTTTAGAACAGATAAATTCAACACATAGCTGTTCTGCCCAATCAATAGTGTCAATAACTAAAGTCCGATATAAACCCGGCATTGTTGCAAATTCCTTAACAAAGGAAATTAGCATTTGCCACGATGTAGGCTTATCGGTACGAGCTACATCTAAATGGTCTGTGCTGCCCTCTGTATCAATAAATACAGGCGAGGGAAAATGACTGGCGAAGGTTGTTTTACCAATCCCCTCGACACCATACACAATACATTTTTGTGCTCGTTTTCGTTTACCTGTTATAATATTCATTAAAAATCACCCCATTCATTTTCAGGTTTAGTCTCATTAACTGGTGCTGCCACATTACTGTATTCTTCACCTTTGATATGTCCATCTTCAATAATGATGGAGCATTCATCTTGGTTATTAGTAACACGAGTTGCAATGACTTGCAGACCTTCCGATTCAAGCCATGCCCCAAACTCTTTCATAGTGTCTACATCCATTTGTTCGAGTTTATCCATAAGCACGAATCCACACTTAGGATTTAAAGCTCTAACAATGGCCGTAGCTACTTTGAGTTGTTCAGCACCGGACATACAGTCCCATTGCCGATCATTGTAAATAAGAACGCCATCTTGGATAGATAATCCCGGCAAAGGCATTTGTACGGATTCAAGCAGTTTATTTTTATCTTGTCTGATGGTTTCAAGTTCACCAGTCAAGTTGTCATAATCTGCTTTGTAATCAGCAGCTTCCTGCAATGCCCTTGCACGTTCTTGATTAGCACGTACCTTTTGATTAATGGCATCTACATTTTTGATTTGCTCCTCGAGTTCAGCCGTTGATTCATCTTCAAGGTCTTTAGCTGCTGTTGTTGCGATGTCGTAATCTTCTGCTAATTGTGCTTGTTTAGCTTGTAATTCTTCGAGTTTCTTTTGTGCTTCATCAACCAAGTTATTAACAGTAACCATTTGAGCTTGAATAGCCGAAACGTTATTCCGCTTCTTTTGGTTTTCCGCATTCTTTAATAAGATGGCTTGTTGTTGTTGGATAAGCTCCGATGCGCTAATTGGTTCAAGTGGTACATCATCATAACCAACTAACTCTTTAGCGTACTTGTCTTTCTGAGTGGCAATTTGCCCTATAGAATGACGTTTTGCATATACCTCTTGGTGTTTGCCTTCGAGTTTATTCAATTCGTCTTCTACGCCCAATAATTTTAATAATTCTTGGGCCTTTTCCTTATCGCTCATTTCTATGAACTTAGGAAGGTCTAAGGCTAATTGGCCAATAAAACCATCTAAAATACGTTGACCGGATTTTTTACCTTCTGGATCTACGACTTTTAATGTGCTGCTATTCCCACTACGTGTAACCACTAGTCCATTAGATAACTTAACTTCTAATTTTGGTGGATTGTAACTTCCATCACGTACTGCACTGGATGGTTCAAATTTTGCACCGCCTAATGTCCAAGCAATGGCATCAAGGATAGATGTTTTCCCTTGTCCATTCTTCCCACCAATAATGGTTAATCCATTAGGTGATGGTTCATAAGACACAGCTTTAACACGTTTTACATTTTCTAATTCAAATGAATTAATTTTGATTGATTCTCCCATGCATTTGCTCCTTATTCTTGAGTACCAGACAATAACAAGTAATTAGTTAATTCAGATTTAATTAAATCAGTTTCAGATTTGATAGCTTCTTTAATATAACGATTCATGATTGGACAAGATAACTTGAATGATAATTTATCCCCTTCATTTTTAGGCTTAATTATGTCTAATTGCACTTCAACTTTTTGAGTAAATTGGCTTTCATTAAGAATGACCATGTTTACGAAGATAAAGCGAGGCATTTTTAAAGTACCTTCAGCTTCTTTTACCTTGATGCTCATAACATAGTTGTCATCATCAGTTCTAGTAAAATCGCCTTCCGTTTGTGTTACGTATTTGAAATTTCTAACAGCAATTAAAAGCTTTTCGTAATCTTCGATTTCATGTTCATGAATTCGGAGTAAATCAAGCATTTCTTTTTGCGTTAAACTTATACCAAAGATGGAATCCCATTCTTTAAACTGTTCGCTTTTTTGAAATGCGTATACAATTTTGTCTTGCGTACGATCTGTTACGGTACAGTCTGTTACGGCTACAACCTTTTTATCTGAATATGTAATAACGGATTTCTTAGGGTCGCCTTTAGCTTTTACGCCTTTAACGAATGATTCAGCACTACTAATTTCATATCTGAATCCGTGATATTGAAATACGTCATTGGCTTCACCATGACGAATAATAACTTCACCATTTGCTGTTTGTACATTTAAGTTAAATTTTTCTTCCATTGTGTTAACCTCTCTTTTCAGTAGTTGAATTATTAAATGTTAGAACTTCCAATTCTGGCTTTTCGTTGACATCAACTTTTACTGTGAAGTCATCCGCATAAGAACCAATAGCACGACGTGAAATAGCTGGTAATGTTGATTTGATATTGTAACCAAGTTCTACGATGGTATCGGTATCTGGAACTCGTAACATTTCAATATTGATGGTGATTTTAGCTTTTTCTCCTTTTGAAATTTTTCGTAATGCATCTTTGTACATTTCCTCAAATTCAGCCTCTAACTTTCCATCACAAATATTAGTTAGATTTAAGATTTGTTGTTTTTCATTCATTTGTTTTCTCCTTTTCAAATGTATTAAGAAAATCATTTATAAGAGCCAGTTCTTCTTGCTTTTCACACATCTCTTTTGTAGCTGCTAAAAATGCTATAAATTCTGTGGTATCAAGATTTTTATAACCGAAGTTATAAGCAGCTGAAACCAAAAGAGCAGCAACTTCTGTTGCGTTACCATTAAATTCATCTTTATTAACAATAAATTCCATGTTATAACCGTTGCTATTTTCTTTAGGTGTTAATATGATTTCGATTTTTTTTGCATTTTTCTCCTTCATGGTATAATTACCTTAGGTATAATTTGCCTACGCCCGCTAGTCTTTCCAATTGCTATTAGCGGGCGTTTTCTTTTTCATATACATCGGCGCACACCCAAACAAGTCCGCCTGTAATGATTTGCAATAAGAATTGAACAAACCCAATTCTATCGATTTCTAGACTTCCCATGGATCCTACAATCCATAAGAAAAAAATCCATTTTAAAACAGTAATCATAATTTCAACTCCCCTCCTACCATAACCAGTAAATCACTGGTTATTTTTCTTATACTCATTTTTAACTTTTCATTTTCTTGTAAAAGTTCATCACGCTCCTTTTCTAATTTCCTGTATTGTAGTGGACTGTATTCATCTACAATTCCTACAAGAGCATCAACTTCTTTTTTATTGAACCGTACTCCCGGAAGCCCTTTTACTTCACGTAGGATGCCACGCTCCCTAAGGTTGTTGACGCTACTTTCACTGCATTGGAGCAGTTCAGCAACGTCTTTAATTGTGTAAACTGCAGGATCCATTATTTTTCATCTTCATAAATAACTTTTGTATGACTACTTACTAAAGGATGCCGTGCATTACATTCGCTAATGAATGCTTTATCATCACGAATAATTATTTCACGATAATTTCCATCTTTAGTTTCCTCATTTTTTAAAAGTGCAGTAATCACTTTAATGGGTCCTCGTAGTTGGTCTTCAAAAGTCTGTTCAAAACTTGCAGATTCTATTGATTGCTTGGAATCCGGATATCTTTCATCCAGTGCTTCATACTGTTTAATTAATTCTGGAAGTGCTTGTGGCACAGAATCTGTATCCATTACTCTTAATAAGTAAACTTTTAAAGCATTTTTAATTTCTTGCATAATGTGCCTCCATTCTTGCCATTCTATCTGCTTCACGACATTTTTTGATTTTGCCGTGGATAGCTTTTCTATACAATTTGCTTATATGCCGTTTAGCAAAGTATTCCCTAATAATCTTTCGCCAATATTGTGAATACTCAGCATTACGACCAGCCCACCCAAATACAGTTGGTGTGTTTCCATAGACCTTATTGGCTACTAATAGATCTTTTTGATTTTGTACTAGCATTACTTCTCCTTTTTAGTTTTTTAATAACGAATCTACAGAAACTTTGAAATAATCTGCGACTTTCTGCAAATTATCAACCGACGGTGAAGAAGTATTCCATCGGCGAATGGTGCTTTTTCCAAACCCCAATTCTTTTTCTAATTGAGCGATATTAGTATTTCGTTCGTTACAAAGATTTTGGATGCGTTCTAATATCATAATTCACCTCTCTTTCTTTATCTGAATATTTTCATTTACAAATAGGTGAAAATATTCTACAATGTAGGCATCAAATATTTTTCCACAAATACAAGCCTATTTTTCTGAAAATTTTCAACCTCGATATTATAATATCTGAATATTATCAGAATGTCAATAGGTTTATTTGATTATTTTCAAAAAGAGGTAGACCTATGACAATTAAGGAAAGAATAAGCATTTTGGCAAAGCATCGGAATACTACTCTACAAAAAATTGAAAGTGATTTGAACTTTGGTCGAGGGACCATATCTCGTTGGGATAAATCGTCCCCGAGCGTTGATAAATTACAACAAGTAGCCCAATACCTAAATGTATCTATAGATTATCTGCTAGGAAATGTTATATATGATAATTCTCCTGATCTATACCCATATGTAGAAGAATCAGAAACTTATTATACTGACCCTGAAGTATCTGAATATGCCAATAAACTAAAAAATAACCCCGGCATGCGTATCTTATTTGATGCTGCCGAGGACATGAGTAAGGAAGATATTGATTTTGTAGTTGATTTAATCGGTAAATTAAAGAAACGTGAGGGGAAATAAAATGAATAAGAAACAAATAGCTTTATTTATAATATTAATTATTGCGGTTTTGGCACAAGGAATTTATATTGTTACGCTCACACAAAGAGTTGATACTCTTTCTAATGCTGTTTCTAATATTTCTTTTAATAATGATTCTGATAAGTTATCTAAACGTATAGACGAGGTAGAAAGTAAAATCTCATTTTTTAATAATAATTTGCAAGCTTTGAGCGACGACGTCCAAAATAATTCAACAGATATTGATTCTATAAATCTAAAACTATCTGATATTGTTTATAAAATTAATAGTTTAGCTAGTGATGTAAGATTATATATATTGTCACGATAACTAATTCTATCAAGGGGAGGGGTATAGTTATGTCTATTAATTTGGTTTATACGCAATTAAAGAAAACGCAAACAGCAGTGGTATGTCTAAATGATGATGGCAGTCATACTATCTTTGTAAATTTAAATAAACCTTTTGACGCTCAACGAGTTAGTGTACTACACGAATTAGGACATATTAAACACGATGACTTTCATTCTAAGGAACATATCAATTTAATAGAACGGATCGCTCATGATAGAGAATTAGATGAAGATATAGATGAGGAATTCTTTTATCACGTGGTTAATAGCAAGGATGTGTAACCATGCAATATAATATGACGGTTCGTAAAAAAGATGGCAATTATCAAATCATTGTTAGTTATAAAGATGGCATAAAATGGAAGCAAAAATCCAAACAGGGGTTTCCTACTCAACGAGAGGCAAAACTCTATGGACAACAAATTGTTGAGGAACTAAAAAAGACTATCACCAGTCCACTTGATGATAGTCTAAAAAATATAACACTTATTCAGTTTTATCAGATTTACATTCGGGAAAAGATTAATATATCCGCCAATTCAGTACTGATCTACAATAATATCATGGAGAAATATTGCAAGCCCTTACATGACAGAAGAATGCGTGATATTACCCATTCCGATATTTTTACATTGATTTCTAATTTGTCAAAATCAGCGGCAAGTAAAAATTTGTGTATTGTATTACTACGTGCCGTTTTTAATTATGCTATCAATCCATATCGGTTAATTCGCAATAATCCATGTGCCGCCATTAAGAGATATCGTAAACAAAGTACACGATCAATCACAACAATTCCAATAGAAGATATGGACATGCTTTTACATAATATTGAACATAGTCACCCAACGTATTATTTGTTATGCAATATAGCAAGATATACAGGCGCGAGATATGGTGAGATTATAGCATTACAATGGTCTGATATAGACTTTGACAATAATACTATATCGATTTCTAAACAATGGGCACAATGTGAACGTAATAAATATGACTTTAAATTGCCAAAAAGTAAAAATAGTATTCGTATAATTCCTATTCCACCTATACTTTCTAATTTATTAAAACAGCATCAATGCAACGGATCGGATAGATTATTTCCATTTCGCACTAGTCGAAGCAGTCAATTAAATGAACTGATTCAACGGTTCCTTCCCGGAAAATCAATCCATATGTTTAGACATACATACGCTACTACATTATTAGGTAATAATGTAGACATACAGACTGTTGCCAGTTTACTTGGAGATAATATAAATACAGTTATTAAAACATATATTCATTATTCAGATGAAATGAGAAAAAATGCTGCGGATAACGTGGCAAATATTTTTGGTTAATTATTTTTGACGATTATATGACGAAAAGCTATAGAACCCTATTTATCAATGTGTTCTATACCTTTATTTTATAATAGATATATTATACCATTAAAACAATCCTAAGATAAAGGAGATAATGGCCCCTATTAGGATGACCACGCCAACGATGGACA